TCATCTGATTTCCTCCATGTTCCAGATGGTTCTGATCTTGCGGATGATCGCATCGCGGCGCTGCTGCAACTCAAGGTAGTCTTTACCGCTGAAGTTCAGCTTGGTTTCTTGGCCTGCCACCTTGTTGCGGGACAGGCGCATCGCTGCCTGACATGTTTCCTGCAAGTCTCTACGCAGCTTGCGCAGGGATAGTGAATGTAAGAACTCAGGGGGACGCGCTCTCATCGTTGGCTCCTTTGGTTTTGTTGATATAACTGTCTAGCATCTCAAGTGCGATCAGTGTCTTTAGCTTCGTCGCTTCGGCTTCGTAGTTGACCCTGCGCTTCTTGTTCTTGTCTCTGGCTTCAGCACTCGCCCTCGTCGCCAGTAGGTGTCTGCGAAACCCGCTCAGACTCGGGCGGTTGATTACTCTGTCCATCTTTCTTTCCAAAAATCTTGTCGTAGTTATCTTCGTATGCTTTGCGATCTTCAGGGCGACGCTTGCTGCCCTTACCGCCGTGCCATTGGTTTGTCATGCTTTGGCTCCTTAATCGTAAAGTTGCGCCAGTACGGATTCTTCGCAGCGCGATGTCCGGCTTGGCTTCTGTTCATCATTGGTGTGTTCAACGCATCGTCTAGTGTCCAGCCGCGTCGACTGATGCGGTCGCGGATAACTCTGTAGCTAAGGTTGTGTATGTTGCGGGTACGGTCTGACGCTATCGCGCGCAGCTCGGCAAAGAATTTTCTGTCGTATTTCATGTTGTCTCTGATTTGATTTTTTATAATTAACAGAAGCACAGCGTGCTTCTGTTATGAGGCTGGCTGTAGTCTCAGCGGCCAGCGCGCCGTCCTTAACCCCCACCGAGGAGTTCTCAGGTTCCGGTGGGCCCCCGACTACTGGGGGTTAGTTTTAGCCAGCAGCGCCAGTGCTGCCTACGCCTTTCAGTACATTCAACACTACATCGCGCTTGATGTCGCTTGCGCTGGTTTCAGTTGACGGGTCAGCCACGTCCGATGCAGCTTCCACATCGCTCGCGTAAGTCTGTCCGGTCTTTGCATTTGTGATTACCACGGTTTCTTCAGTCGTTGTCGCCATCGAAAAACTCCTTTGTTTTGTGTATGCGTATATCGTCTTCATTAAGGTCGATCGCACAGGTGTACCCATGTTCGTTCAACACATAAGTATTGGTCAGGTAGTGGTGGATGCTCTTCGCTTTTCCACGCCGTGCGTCGTTCTCGATTATCTCACACAAGTGTTCAAGGTAGTCCATCCGCTGCCGTTGCCGCAAGATACCTTGCTCAGTTCGCAGGGTAGCCGTGCCGACTTCGACTTTGGTTAGGTACAGCCTCAGCTTGTGGCGGGGTGCGTACATTAGAGACTTGATCTCGTGCAGCACTTCAGCGGCGGCGTCGTTGGCGAGCAGTTGCTCTTGAGCGAGCAGCGCGTCGTCACGCTGTAACCGCATGTCTTGCTTCCGTGTTGCAGATTTATCTCGGAGATACCTCGCCTTCTCCTTAGCCCTGCGGCGGCAGCCAGTACACACACTGACCACACGCCGCGTGGCGTCCAGAAACTGCTTAATATCTTTAGTCTCCCCGCACTCAGGACAAGTGCGTTCAGACATAGTTACCCCCTGATAGCCAGCCCCATCTGCACCGTGTCAACCACAGCGAAGATGAGCGTACCGAACAGGGCGATGATCCCGAGCATTGCGATCAGAGAAAGAAATTTATCGCTCACGACAGCACCCCCGCCTGACCCAGAGCCAGCAGCACGAGGCCAATCACAGCAGCGATGCCGAGCGTGATCTTCAGCCCTTCCATGAGGTCGTCGCCCTTCTTGTCGGTCAGCGGGTGTGCAAGGTATGGGCCGTCATCGGTGTGGATGATGCGCGCCGGCTCTGCTACTTTCTTTCCAACATGCGCCTTCATCGGGTCGCCCAGTTTGTTGATGTGGCGGCTCACGGTTGCTTCTGCGATCCCAAGAAGGTCGGCGATCTGCTGGTAGGTCTTACCAGCGATGCGCAGCTCCAGCATCTCATCAGCCATCGCAGCGGTCACTTCTGTGCGAGGCTTGCGAACGCTGCTGCGGCAGATGCCACGGATTGTGTTGATCGACACATTGTAGGCAGCGGCTAGTTCCTTGACGGTCTCGCCTTTGTTTTTCAGTCGAACGACCTCGACTCTTTGCTTCGGTGTTAGAAACACCTTGGTCTTGCGCTTGGACTTCGTGGTTGATTGTTTAACCATTTGAGTACTCCTTTAAGTAAAAACACTGGTCTCGTGGGTGACAAAAGTAGTTGTCATTGTTGCTGTTTTGTGCTCAGCACTTGGCTTTGTAGCCGAGGTGTTTGGGGGTGTCAACCCTTCTTAAACATTTATTTTTCCTTTGTATCGCAGTTGCTATCACAAGGCTTCATAAGCCTTCATCGAGCCAGTAGCGAGCCTCCCCAACACGCACTCCAATGCCGTCCAATCGCGTCCGAGGAGATACATGTTGAAGGGCTACTATCTTGTCGACTAGATCGTTGGGTAAGTTTTCCAGCGCCCCATACTTCTTCGGGGTGTCCGCTTCGTTCTCAACCCACCACTCTTGATCTTGGTCGCGGTAGACGATTAGCATGGGGTGTCGTCCGCCTTTAGATTGCAAAAGATTCGAGGATCGAATTAACCTTAGCGCGAACATCTGCTCGTGTTTTGGCGTTCTCTTTGATCTCGTCGATCGTGACATTCTTAATAACCTTTTCAGACTGCTGAACAAGTGCATTGACGGCCTCATCTTTTGTCAGTTGTAGTTGGCGGATGGTAGATAGCTGCTCTGCTAACTTCTCAAGAATGTCGTTGCGGAAACGCTTGCGTTCCTTACCGTCGTTCTCATCGTCGGTGAACCGCTCGGACACATGGCGCAAGTTGTCGATCAGGCGGCCCTTGATCTCAGCCAGCACGCTGCCCATGCGCTGCTTGTAGTCCGCCTCGAAGTCAGCACGAAGCTGAGCCGTAGCCTCGTTGCCAATGTCTACGCGGAAGTCGCCCACCTCTGGCACAGGCAGGTACGACACGCTCATGCGGAACTTGTGGCGAATGTCGTCGACGGTTGGGTACTCGTCACGGTTGAACATAGCCCCCATCTTGAATGCCTGCGCACTGATGAGCGTCGGGTAGTAGGTCAGGAAGTTGTCGACCATGCGGTAGAACTCCTGCTGGTACTCGTCCATCTCCCGCTTAAATTCAAAATAGTCAGCGGTAGAGATCAGACGCAGCCCGCTATCTGACCACGGCAGAGTCTTTTTGTAGACCCAGTTGCGCACCATCGCGCTGTACTTAATGACGCGTGCCAGCTGATCCGTGCCAGACAACAGGCCCTTGTGTACGCGTGCAACATCATCGTCCGCGTTGTTCATCTTGTTGATGGCGGAGCTTGCGCTCTTGTCCATCTTGCGTGCGGTCCATGTGCCGATGTTCAGGTCAACCAACATGGCGCTGGACGAAATAGAAATACTGTTGGTGTTGTTAGTGTCGTTCATAGCTATTCTCCGAAGTTGATAACGAAAGCACAGTGTGCTTCTGTTACACGCGAACCCAGCGGTCGCGCAGTACGCCAAACGGCAGGGGTTTGATAAAGTTAGCGCCAGCCTTCTTGTACAGAAGTGGGTACAAGTCCTTCTTGATGGCAGCGACACCAGCGAAGCGCAGATTGCGGCCAAAGACTCCGTTTATATACCCGTACGAGTTAGCGTGGTACGCAGCGGCGAGGTCAGCCCATAGCGCGTCATTGTCAGGCGCGTCTACTACTTCTCTAACCACACGGTTGGTCGTCAGTACAGAGGCGAACTCATCCACATCAGACATTGGGTACGCCTCGAAGATTTTTAGATAGTCAAACAATGGCTCGAACGGCTTGCGTAACTCGGCTGCTTTTGACTTGTCTACATAAGTCGAACCCACCTGCGCGATGTCGTCGAACTCGAACAGGACATGGCCTTCCGAGTCTTTACGCAGCATGATCTTGTCCATGCGCTTAGACACGAACTGACACCACTCATTCTTGGGCCACTCCATATCGTTTTCAGCCCACACACGATCGCGGATAGGCTTGCTGAACGCGCTGACATAGCCGCTCAAAACAGAATGGTTGGAGTGGATATTGCAGCGGAACCTAGACGCATGGAGGAAGTAGTTGGCGAATGTGTCGGTCGACACAGAGCCGTACGACATGTTCACCTCCACGCCACCGTCACGATGCCAAGTGATTACATTGGTTTCGTACAGCTTGGCTGCGTACGCATCGTCGCTGACCTTGACCAACGCCTTGTGCTGCCAGTCACGGCGACTGTATTGCAGCGGCACACCGACGGTGTACTTGTTCGTCCCGCGAATCTCCTTAGTTGTGTTGAATAGATGCTCCGCTTGATCGAAGCCGCGTATTGCGAGCGTGTTGCGTGTTGAAATACCAAATGCCATGAGAGAACTCCTTGTTGGATAATTAAAGTCTAATGTTGACTGCGTTAGGTGCAGTTTCGTCCGAGGTCATAGCCCACATCGTAGGCACACCAAACTCAGGCCATGCGCCGCCCACATAACCGTCCGATAGCATCAGCACAAAGTCAGGCGGCGTGTTCATCTTGTGCACGAAGTCCTGCACGCAGCGCGGGTCAGTGCCACCACCACCGGCAGGCTTGGTCTTGTGCTCAAGCGCATCGTACTCACCAGCTACATAAGTCTCCTCGCCTGCGATCTTTGTATCCCAATACAGCAGGTGCAAGCGTTCAGGTGGCATGGTGTCAGCGATCGACTTGATCTCGGCGATGAACGCGTTGATCTCTTCGTGGCCGATAGACGCCGAGGTGTCGATGCCTACAACAATAGGGCCGATGCTCTCAGCGTATGGGCTAGGCATGTACTGACCCTGTGCCAGCCAGCGACGGTTCGGACGGCGCCATGTAGACGAGTCGCGCCCCTTTGTTGCACTGGTCACGAAGTCACGCAGCTGCTCACGCCAGTCAACCTTCGGCTCAGGCAGCATGCCTAGATCGCGCGATGTAGTGCCGTTCAGCTTGCCTGCGAGTATGTCGCCCTGACGAATGGCTTGGTCGATCGCCTGCTCTAACGCGTCGCGCTCTTCTGGTGACAGGTCATTGGCGCTGATCCAGTCGTGCTCGTCGAGCGAGTCGTTAGCCATGCCGCGTGCGTAGTTCTCAGCGAACTCGTCTGCATCCACAGGGCCACGCTCTTGCTGCCCTTGCTGGCCGCTATCGTCCTGCTGGTTGCTATCGTCCTGCTGGTCGCTCCCACCATCGCCATCACCTTGGCATTGCCCCTGCTCTTGCTGCTGTTGATGCTGCTTCTGCTTCTCTTCAACCTTCTTCTTTAGATAGTCAAAGACTTGGCCGGTATGCCACCCACGAAAGCGCGTGTCGTAGAGCAAGCCAATCTTAGGCATACGCACGATCTCACCCTGTGGATCCTGCTCAACGATTTGCAGGTTGATTACATAGTCGCACGCTGCGTTGGTCAGCTTGGGGTCGATCTTGTCGAGGTGTCGCCATGTGACGAGGTGTCGATACGCGATGTGGTAGTTCTCATGTGCGATGACGAAGTTCAACTCTTTCTCGTCCATCCTGTCCATGAACGCCGCGCCGTAATACTTGTCGCGTCCGTTGGTGTACGCAGTAGGCACGCGGTCTTTCACCTCGCTCTCACCGAGCATCATAATGCCGGACAGTTGAGCGAACTTCGGTGAGCGCATCAGTTGAATATGCCCGCGATCTAGTCGCTGGCGTCTGGTTAGTTTAGTTGCCATTGTTGTTCTCCATACACGGTTGTGCCATTACACGGCCCAGCTGTTATCACGCGCCCACTTAGTGAACTCGGCAGCGCGAGCGACCATGCCAGCTTTGCTTGAGCGCATCACAGCCTGCACGAACATGAACTGCGTCTCGGGGCGTAAGCGGCGCAGGTACTTCATCCAGTTGTTGATGTTTGAATTGTCAACGCGCATGACTGCACCGAGCGCAAGGATCACACCACCGATCGGATTGTCTGGGACCTTAGCGGTGTCGGGCTTCTCCACGCACACGGCAAACGGCACGACATCGTCAGCGATCGACAAGTAGGCTTGCAGGTCGCGAGCGAATGACTCACCACCTGTGCCTGATAGCGCAGAGATAAGCGTCGCGTCATCGAGGTGTGGTCGCATCTTGAGGATGTGCGAGGCGTGCTCAAGTGAGCGGCCTGACACGAACGCGCCCTGCGGCTTGGTGCTTCTCGGGTTGAAGATGTAAGGGTTGTCCTTAGCTGATTCGTCGCCTTCGGTGTACGACGCCATGCAGTGCGGGTACTCGTGAACCCAAGCCATGAGAGTCGGTTCGATGCCGTTCTCAACGCCCCATTCGATCCATTCGTCAGCGGTTGGCTTCTTGATCTTCACGAATGTCACGCGGTTCTTGGCGTGCGCTTGCAGTCGATCACCGACGCCATCAGTCGAGAGGTTGGTCGTGCCGAACACAATCGAGCCTTCGGGCAAGTGATACTGACCGATCCGATGCTCATACAGAACAGGGAGCATTCCGTTGATTACTGCCTGCTGCGCTTTGCCGATCTCGTCCAGCATATAAATCGTTGGCGCGTCAGCCATGAACAGTTTATTGGGAACAAACGCCACGCAGTTGTCCTGCATCTTAGGCATCTGAAGATCGCCGAGATCCAGCAAGGTGCAGTCGAAGTAGCGCGTCGGCATATTCAGTCGCTCACCTAGCATCTTGAGCATGGCCGACTTACCAATCCCCGGCTCGCCTTCAAAGATAAAGGTGTTGTCTTTGCCGCAGGTTTCCACGAGGTGAACGGCTTGAGAGAGTGATACTGATGTAGTCATTTGAGAACTCCTAATTGGATTTAAGTATTGAATATCTAACGAAAGCACAGTGTGCTTCTGTTAACACGGTGTGCCCTGTTAACACGGTGTGCCCTGTTAGCTGTCTTCGCTGGTGGTTTCAGGTACATAGGGGCCAGCGAATTTCCCCTGAAGGTAGGTAGCCTCGTCGATCAACTCAAGGCGCACGCGTGGGGCTTCGCCGCCAATGAAGTGCAGCTTGTCGTCGCCGTACCCTTTGGTGTCATACCGCTCAGCTGATTCGAGTGCGGCCATGATTGCGGCTGCGTCTTTTACAGGCAGCACATATTCGTGCCACCCAATCTGAATGACGGCCATAGACTTGGCCGGTGAAGGTCTGGTAGTAGCCATGTTGTAACTCCGAAGTGTTGTGGGCTTTCGCCCTGTGTTGTGGGCTTTCGCCCTGTAGCGGGGGTGTATTCCCCCATCTAATACTGCGTATTATACTACTTCTTGTTTAAGTATTCAAGTGGGAACACTAAGCGTGTCCAGTTAAAAATGGCTCGTCTCGTGAGCCACTCGGTCGGTTCCCAGAGGACATGGAGTAATCCAGTGCGAGGTATGCACTACCCTGTGCCGACTGTGCGTGTTAGAGGGGGAAACTTTGGAGCGTGGCGAAAGCATGGGAAGCCAACGCATCCAGCAAAAACCCCAAGGGCACTACGCACTCACCCAGCGATGGTCGCCACCCTTAATTAGCTACGCGGTATCTCATCCCGCTACGCGGTATCTCATCCTAACCGCTCCTGCCACTCCGCCAGCCAGTCCGGCGCGTGCGCGTTGGTGTATCTGAACCACGGCTTGCTTGCCTTCTCCGCTGCGTAGTACGCACGGTAGCAGTCTACCGGCGAGTCAAAAAATTTGTACTGGTCTGGCATGGCAAGTGCGAACGGTGTCTGCGTGTCGGTGTGTTCGATACTCATGGGCGGGAACTCCAGCCTACTGCCTAGTTTCTCCCACGACGCGTGCTTCTTCTTGAACCTGAGCATGAACTCTGCGGACAACGCACGCCAGTGATACCACAACCAGCCATAGTTACAGTTGTTCTCCGCTGCCCATAGCACGGACGGGTGGTGTCTGTGTGTCGGCTTGTACATCCAGTCCTTGTACTCACCGTGCAGGCCGTGAACAGTAGACATGATCTGAGCCGTCTCAAGAATCATCTTGTTCACATGGGCATCGCACAGGTGCATGGCTGCCGCCGCTGGGCTTTTGTGTACTGCGAAAATGTTCATGGTTAAGCGGCCTCCTCCAAGCCACCGTCCGCGCGCAGCGCATCGCGTACAAACTCATTCAACCCAGACTTGTCGTGGTCTGGCCCATAGAATCCCCAGCAGGAGTCCACTTCCTCCCACTCTGCGTCGTCTGGGCCGTTAGGCACGAGGCGCTCAACAGTCGCGCCGTACACATCGCCGAACATATAGTGGCCCCACAACTCGGCGGCACTCTCCAGCGCAGCGTGTATGCGCTCCTCGCTGGCTTCGCCAGCAGCTGCGCTGGCTGCTTTTAGCCCTGACTTCTCAAGCCATTCGGGTGTAGCCACCAGCAGCGCATCGCACCAGTCACCCTGCGAATAGCCCACTACCTGATCGCGCCAAGTCTGCACGCCGAGCCAGCCCCATACTTCTTCGAGCCGGTCGAGCATTTCGGTGTCCATGCTGCCTGAGATGTAGTTGTACTCAAGCTCGCCTCGGATCACTTCGAGCGGATCGGTGAATGGACTGGAGTCCAACGGCAATTTGTTGCCGTAGATCATCTCCAGCACGCTCTGCGGCTCTTCGCCCTCCATGTACTCGAAGAACGGAGCGAGTGCGAGGTCGACCGCCTCGTGGTTGTTGATGACTTGCTCCGCGTTTAGCTTGTCCAGCTCTGGCGTGTCGGCGTGACCGTAGTTAGCGGTGAAGTTTCTCCCGCAGACTGAGGTGAGCGGTGGCTGGGTATCCCACGCCTCCCATGGATTGTCGTAGCTTTCATCGTAGTGGACGGTTACTCGGTAGGTGTTGCTGGATCCACCAGCGGCTTTGCCGTACTCCACCTCGGCTACACCTGCGTGCACGCCGTCGTGTTGGTAATCAAGTTCCATGTTGTTCATGCTCATAGTTTTACCTCGTTGATTGTTCAAATGTTTAGGTGTTGAGATTTTCTAACAGAAGCACACCGTGCTTTCGTTAGGCGTCCATCAGGACAGGCGCTAGGCGTCCATCAGGACAGGGATGATGTTGAGTGCGTAGGTGCTGGAGCCGATGCCAGCAACGGTTACGCCGAGGAAGTTTGACCTCTCGGTTATCGTGTGTTCTACCTGCTCAAGTGTCGGGTGGTAGACGATCTCCAATTCGTCCGCCTCGTCGTAACCTGTGCGCAGCAGGTATGCACCGTCAGGCTTTTGTAGTTTGAATTGGGCGGCTCTGTCCTCGCGGGTGTCGATTTCGTCAGCCAGTATCTGCTGCACTTTGGCAGCGGCCCACTCGGGGCGTGAATATGCCCCCAGAATAATTAAGTTGTGCATGATTATGTACAGCATCGGGTTTTTGCCGTGTAGGTGGTAGCTGGGTTGGGTGTCGTTCATGGTTTAGTTTTCCGGTTGTTTGAATTCGTAATGCCCATAGCCTGTGTCGTGGTCGTCCTCGACCCACACGCAGTAGGCAGCCATAATGTCCTCGGCCAGCTCGGTTAGAGCGTCCTCATACTCTTTGTCGTTCATGGCTTAAACCTCCTCTACGTTGTCCAAGTAATCAGCCAGCAAATCGCTCAATCTCTCGTGCGTGCCGCTCCAATCCATCTCGCTGTCCAAGTAGTCGGCAGCGTCAACCCATTGCTCAGGCGTCAGGTCTGACGTGTCGAAATACTCACGATCCCACCACGCCACCACGAGGGCGTCTTCGGGGTCGTAGTTGCGTTGCAGGGCGTCAATCAATTCGCGTACTTTCATTTCATTTACTCCATGTTGGATTAAGTTCGATGCGGATAACGCGCAAGCTGTCTGCGGTGGCGCGTTCGGCGGCGATAATATCTGCGCGGCACTCTTCTGCGCTCTGCGCATCAGTAAAAAAGGCGAACGGTGTCCACGCCCCGAGATATTCGCCGTTCTCGGCGACTGCCCATATATGTTCCATCTCAGTTCTCCGTGTTTAGGTTGTGGCCGCTCATGTTGTCGGGATCGCGCTCCAGTATGTCTAGGCGCAGTTCTTCGTCTGTGTAGCTTTGGTAGCCTTTGAATCCCTCATTCACAATGTCCGCGAAATAGCCCCACGCCCCATCTCTGACTATTGAAATATCGTCGCCGATCAGCCAATCAATCATCTGTTCTCTGTTCATCTCAGTTCTCCGTTGTGCCGTCTAATTAGGCGGCGTTAGTTGTCCACAGGTAAGTTAAAAGCCAGACCCAAGCGATACCGCCGAGGCCCAGCACGAAGTAGGCGAGGTTTTTCATCTCAAACCCCTTAAATGTTCAACGAATCAAAGTAGTGGCTTACCACGCGGTCGAGGTGGCGATCTGTCAGTGCGCGTGGGTTTATGAAGGCGCGGTTAGTGCCGGCCCTCGCCATGTGGCGGCGGCGTTCCTCTTTCCGTGTCTGGCGAGCGAGCAGCGCGTACATGATGGTGCTATCTTCGTCAGTCCTGTTGTAGTAGCTGACTGTAGTGGGGGTGTATTCCCTGTTCATAGTTTGGCCCTCTAAGTAAAATCTTCACTATTAAAAAGTTACAAAAGAACGAAGTTTGCGTTTTTCGTTCCGGCTTAGAAAGTTAAGGCTTTCAGTTTGGGCAACAAAAGCACGGTGTGCTTCTGTTATGCGGAGGCTGATAGGCAGCTTGTGGTGCTGCATTCGCGCCGTTGCCCCTGAAAAAACTTAGACTTTCACATTATTATTATACCAAAGTGGCTGCCAAAATCAAGTGCTGGCTGCTTTGTAGTGGTATGCGCTGCTTTGTTATAGCGTAGCGAGCGCAGAGTATCTGAGCGCGGCGCAGCGCGCAGCGGTGTGGTCGTGGGGCGCTCACCCGTTAGGAAGTGTAAGGCGCAGGATGCAAGGCCACGGAACAGTCGGAACACTAAGCACGGCAAGGCTTTTCGGGGAGCAGGTTGCTCGTTTTGGCCGCGTTGTTCCGATTGTTCCTTCCGCGTGGAACAGTGCAAGTTCTTGAACGGCAAGCGGAAAATGGGGTTATCCACAGGCTGTTCCGTTGTACCAAATATTGAGGTCGGTTAAAAATTTTTCTTCCGGCGCCTGAGCGGTCGCTCTCCGTAAAAAATAAAAAAATAATAATAACTATAAATAATATAAGAAGAAGGAACAACCGGAACAACCCTTGCCAATCAACCACTTGCGCCGTTCCATGCGTGGAACAAATCGCCCATTTTTGGAACAGTCGGAACAATGCCCAACAATCAAGGGCTTACGCCATCCTGCGCGAAATGCTCCACACCGTGCGGACTAACTCAGTCTGACCGAACCACCGCGTGCCAACTCGTGCTACCCAGAAATTTGATTTTTCAAAAAGTAACAGAAGCTCGATGTGCTTTTGTTTTGCCTAAAAAATAGGCAGGGACCTACTCTCTTGACAAGCTGACCGTACCGCCATGCGACAATAGGCGAAGCCGCCGCATGGCGGTACTAGATGCTGAGCGAAGCGAGGCTTGTGAGCGCAGCGAACGCCGCGGGTTCGCGTAGCGCGCAGCGTAGCGAGCGCGGAAGCGAACAGATGATGCGCAGTCGAGCGTAGCGAAGACTGTGACCGTATCGAAGGCCTCTGACCGTTCCCGCAGGGCCAAAAAAATGGGCGCACGCTTTCGCGTGCGCCCATCGGGCTACTTGTTTGCCGTTTCGTACCATGCCCAATGCGCTGCTATCATGTCGCGCAGTTGCCAGATTGTCAGGCCTTTCTCCCATTTACTCGGATCGCCGATTATTCGATTTAATACTCGACGCGCGATTATTTCGTCTTGTGTTTGCATTTTTTAATCCTCAATGTTTAACAGAATTACGCTGTGCTTTTGTTAAAAAATGACCGCACGCTTTCGCGTGCGGTCATGGCTCAGGCCTTATGCGCTGAGCAAGTCGGCTGCTTCGCGCAGCACTTCCAGCGGAATGGCCGCGCCATTATCGCCTTTGATTGCTTCGCGAATCTCAGCGATCAGTCCAGCGCGCTCGCGCTTTTCGTCTGCTGCCTGCTTGCTGCGGTACGCTTCGATCGCCTTCAGCGCATCGCCAAGCTTGGCACCGTGCGCATTAGCGTAGGATTGCACCGCGATCAGGTCATCCACGCCTTCGCGTTCGGCGATGGCCGCGATGGCTTCGCCAGTATCAAGACGGCGCTGGCGCGATTCATCCATCGCCTTCGCTGCCTTGCTTTCAGCCTGCTCAAGCTTAACGCCGTACTCGCCAAGTTCATTCCGAACACGCGACCATTGCGTATTGAATGTTGAACCATAGCGTTTCTCAAGCACCTCCAGCGCGTTGCCGGTATCGGTAATCAGCTGAGAAAAGAACGCACCGCGATAATCAGCGCGCAACTTGTCGAAGTGGACTGCGTACGGCAGCGAATCGCCGGACTGCAACCCCATTCCTTCGACAATGGCTTTCGCGCCGTCTGCTCCGAGCGATTCCAGTTCCGCTTCTACACCGTCTAGGCGTTGGCTAGCGATTGCGACACCGTGGGCGATAGTGCCGAGCTTGGTCGCGAGGGTTTTGGTATATGCTTTCATGTTTTTTCCTTACAAATTAAATGCGCGAGATTGCGCGATACAGGCAAACCGTTTGCCTGTACTTATGTTGTCCCATATCCCACTTAAATATTCAAATAACAAAGGCACGCGCTGCTTTTGTTAAGCCCCCTCCCACCGTCGTGACCGTAATATGACCGTTCCGCACCCCCGCACCCCCAAAGTTCGGCGCGGCGTAACTCATTTCTATACATGCCATTCCACACAAACAACCACCAAATTTTTTCAAAACCTCCGCCTCAAATTCAGCTCTAAATTTTTCCCCGACCCCCCTCCCCCCCTTCGTTTCCAGCCAGCCTGCGCTCGGCGGGCGACCCACCCCCCTCTTTTTCTAGGGTCCCCTTGCTTTTGCTACACCCCCCATATATATTTTCAACAACTTAGCCGGAAAACCTTCCAAGCTACGCAAAATGACACTAGATTACCTGCTTGAGGATGCCGAAGGGCTGATCCCTCCTCTAGAAACGGTGCCGTTCGACGCCGTTGAAAAGCCACGCCTCACCGACCGTGAGGAAATATTCGCGGCTGCTAATACTGCTAATCTGCTACTCGAGCTCGGTGACGACGAAATTACCGTCGAGCCCGAGGATGAAGTGCGTGCCCAGCAGATATTTGAGGAAGCCCGCACCCCTACGAAGTACGAGCGGACACTGCCGGGGGTGATGCTCAAGCTAGAGGCGCTCCTGACGGAGTATGACCACTCAATAATCCACGACGCCCAGCAGATGCGGAACTACGTGACCAACCGCCTGCTGGAGGAAACGTCAGACCCGGACCCAAAAATCCGCCTCCGTGCCTATGAACTGCTGGGTAAGATCAGCGACGTGGGTCTTTTCGCGGAGCGGAAGGAAATCACCATCAAAAATCAGTCAACCGAAGAGCTGACTGACCTCCTGCGGGCGAAATTGACCCGTCTGATCGACGGCGAAGCCGAAGAAATCGAGGACGGGGTCCTAATTTCCAACCAAGATCACGAAGCACACCGTCTGGCGCAGACAGTTACCGCCGACGACCTGCTAAAACAACTCTAAAATGGGCGCAGCGGCTGAATTAGGTGTAAACACTGGCGTTTTAACCCCGCAGGAGATCGAGGTTCTCCTCAAAAAGCTGCCAACCATGCCAAAAGCGGAGCAAGTTCAGCTCCTCACCGTGCTGGAGGAGCTAGAGACGCGTAAAACGGCTAAAGCTGCCCGCTCAAGCCTGCTTGATTTCGCCAAAATGATGATGCCGGAGTACAAAGTAGGGCCTCACCACAAAAAATTGGCACAACTGCTTGAAAATATGGCCCACGGGCGCAAATCCCGCGTCACGGTGTCAATCGCACCGCGTATGGGTAAATCTCAACTAACCAGTATCTTCTTCCCGGCGTGGTTCATTGGAAATTTTCCAGCTAAAAAGATAATGATGGTCTCGCACACCGCTGATCTGGCGGTGGACTTCGGTCGTAAGGTGCGAAACCTCGTCAACTCCGAGGAATACAAAACCATCTTCCCTGACGTGGCCCTCGCCGCGGACTCTAAGTCGGCTGGCCGGTGGGACACTAACAAGGGCGGGACTTACTTCGCGATTGGTATTGGTGGTGCGATCGCAGGTCGTGGTGCTGACTTGCTCGTGATCGACGATCCTCACAACGAGCAGGATGTCCTGAACGGGAACTTCGAGGTGTTCGAGAAGGCGTACGAGTGGTATGCCTACGGTGCCCGCACCCGACTGATGCCCGGTGGTGCTGTTGCGGTAGTCGCAACACGCTGGGCGGAGCAGGACCTGATTGGCAAGTTGCAGACGGATATGATCCGTAACCCCGGCTCCGACCAGTGGGACATCGTTGAGTTTCCGGCGTTGTTTGAGCGCGCGGACGCCCCGGCGTCGGCACCAGAAGAGGAGCGGTACACCGCGCTCTGGCCTGAGCAGTGGCCGGTCGAGTCTTTGTTAAAGACTAAAGCCTCAATGCCGGGGTTCCAGTGGGCGGCGCAGTACCTCCAGCAGCCGACCTCCCGTGACGCGGCAATAATCAAGCGCGAGTGGTGGCAGGAGTGGGAGAAGGACAACCCCCCGCAGTGCGAGTACATCATCATGTCACTCGACGCCGCTGCCGAGAAAAACAACCGTGCTGACTTCACC